GCCATTTGCGACCTGTCCATTGATGGTCATCCCCGATACCGTCAGGAAGCTCTGCCAACCGGCAAGATTGTCAAAGCTGAACAGGAACCCGGTGCTGCCGGTATAGTTTATGATCGTTACTTCCGGTCCCTGGCCTTGAATTTGAATGCTCGCGCTGATCCCCGAGATGTTAGTCGAGTAAGTCAAGGCGCCGCTGGAAAAACTTCCAATAGGCAATACGAGCGTTCCGCCGCCGGCAGCCAGCACGGCATTGAGGGCGTTCTGCATCTGTGTCGTGTAAGTGCCGCCGTCGCCTTTGACGCCATAGTCGGTAGCGTGAAACTTGCCGCGGAAATCGGACACCAGAATGCTGCGCGCGGTCGCGCCGTCGATCAGAAGTCTATCCGTTGAAAGCGCGCTGGAAACACTCGGGAGGTCTTTAGGACGAATATTGGCCATCTATCAGGCTCCCGCAAACATGGCGACGTTGAAGATCATGGTGGGCTGCACGTTGGGGTGAGCGCCGCTGCCGGTATTGTTTGACGTTGACGAAACCGTACCGGTGGCCGAGCCGCTTGATGCTATCTTCGAAACCGAACCGCCAGCCAACGAAGCTGCAATACCAGAGCCCGTTCCTCCAACGTTGATTGGGGTACTATCCGACGAACTGCTCGCCACCCAATTGGCGCTATTGACGGCGACAGTTAGTGACGGAGATGCGGTTGATGTGATCGATGGGATCTGACCGGCGATTAGCGTATGCAACTGCGTCCCGCCGATGGCACCTGTCCTAGTCGCATCGGGAACGATTGTGCTGGCGGTCAAGACGTTGGCGGCCGAACCGCTCAAGTCGTCCCTGGCAGCCATGGCGCGGCCGGACATGTTGCCAATGCCGAACGTCGTTGTTCCGTTACCGTTGTTGAAAAACAGATTCCCGACTGAGATTTCGATTTGGGCAAATGTCCAAAGGGCAGGATAAACCGCCCGCAGAAGCGTTTGACCGAACGGAAAGACGCATAGCGGCGGCGCATTACGGCCGGAGTAAAAGAACATCTCGCCGATGAACCGTGACCCGCTGACAAGGCCGCCCGCCGTGAATTCAGCAACCTGTACACCACCAACGACGATGCCGTAACCGTTTGTCGTCTTGATAACCCCCGTCGTCGGATCGGCCGCAAACGACTGAGCGGGAGCTGCCGCCGTGCCATTGGTGAGCTTCAGCGGACCCGTCATCGGCGCCGCGCCGTTGCGGGGCAGGCTTCCTGTCAGCGCCGTAGCGATATCCTCAAGCGGAGGATTGTGCTGGCTGGGAATGATCGTTTCGCCAACATTGGCCAGGTATCCGGCCGGAAGCGAGTAAACACCATTGGAATCTCTGGGAATGACCGTAACTCCTGTTGTGTCTCAAGGCATAGCGTGGCACACTCCAAAAATTGATTTGGAGGTCCTAATGCCGTTCAAAAATCCGCACCCGCTGTATGGCGTCTGGCAAGGAATGCGCAGACGTTGCCTCACCCCGACTTACAAGCAGTGGGCTGACTACGGAGGGCGTGGAATTAGAATTTGTCCTGAGTGGGATAGTTTTGATCGGTTCGTTAAAGACATGAGCCCCAGGATTTCCCCGAGGCATTCACTTGATCGCATCGACAACGATAAGAACTACGAGCCGTCGAATTGCAGATGGGCCACACGCAAAGAACAGCAGAGAAACCGGCGAGTGGCCGTCTTTGTTTTGGTTGAAGGTGTAAAATATCGAGCAATCGAGCTTGCCGAAAAATACAACCTCAAAAGCGATACAGTCGTTGCAAGAGCAAAAGACGGTCTTTCGTTCGATTTGGTGACATCACCCCGAAAGGTCCGGAATATGCACTCATGGAAATCAGCGGTAGCTGTCCGAGTTGCAAACCAAAGAAACGCGAGCCACTGCAAGCACGGTCACGAATGGACCACCGAAAATACCGCTATAACTCCCCAAGGATGGAAACGATGTAAGACTTGCCACCGTGCGAAAATGCAGCGCTTGAACAAAGCAAAGTCATTGCTGCGCTAGAAGCTGCGCGATTTGTGCGCGGCGCATTTGCGAGGGTGAACCAGTTGTGACGCCGACATACGGAATAGCCGCAGCGCGGGGCGGAGGCGCGGCCAACAGCGCCCTCTGCACAGCATTCATGGATGCATTAGTCTGTGCAAGATGAGATCGAGAGCGAACCATCTCGGATAAATTTCGACCGGCGCGAGCTGTCAACGCCTCACCTACTTTACGGGCCGCCGTTCCAGCAACCGCAACCGGAAGATTTAGACCATGGCTTGGGATAATCGCTCCAGCATGAAGAAGTAGAGACAGCCCACCATCAACACCGAACTTCCCGGCCTTGCGAAGCACGTTCCTTGAAGTGGTCCCACGAACGATGCTTTCCATCGCCGCTTTTTCTGGCGCTGAATATCCGATAGTGCGCTTTGGATTATCGAGAAGAACGGCGATCTTCTGGCGCATCGCGTTTTCGATATTGCTACCAGAGCCAGACTTCGCGGCTTGACGATCAGCGCGCGTCAACTGAAGATCAATTGCCTCAGCGCGCTTTGCCGCAGCCCAGTCCTTGTCCCCGGCGCGCATTAACTCGGCCGCTCTCGCTGCGTTTCCAGACGCCACATCGGCCTGATTAATATTTGGCAAAAAATCGTTCAGATGCTCCTTCGCGACCATTGCGGCAGCGGCTTCGGCCGTTGGTTTGCCAACCGCATCTACTTCCCTCGCATAAACCCCAAGAGCCTTCCGCGCACTATGCAGGTCCATGGCATTGACGGATTTAACGCCAGGTGGCGGGACTAGACTTTGGATTTCATCGAAGGTGCCGCCAGCCTGCTTCGGACGAAAACCGCGCTGCAACAGATCGTTTTCGATTGTAGTCGAAAGATCGGCAACGGCTTGCGGTTTGATCTCAAGGTTTTCTACTTCGGGGTGCTTATATAGCGACCGAGAATTAGCCTTAAGATCCTGAATATTTGGTGCTGGAGTAGCAACTGGCGGAGCAGCACTTAAACCGCGCGGCGAAAAGCCGGTCGGCCTTGCCGCAGATAGTGCCGTCTCAACATCGCCAGCCGCCGCCTCATACATTTTCTTCGGGTCGTCGTTCTTGGCAATCTCAGGCGCTATCAGCGTGCCAACCGCATGTTCTGCCTGTGCCATTGGATGGCCGATAAGAGATCGGGCCGCACCCGTGATCGGAGAGGCGAGCAAGCCCGGCACGGCAAGCAGCGCCTTGCCCGTGCTCATCAGGCCTTCAATGGGTCCTTTCGATCCGCGATCGGTGACGCCGGCCTTGATCGCGTCGAGATTGGACCCGGCAGTTCGCGCGATCTCGGCAGGAATATCGGTCACGGCCTCAGACAATGACGGCTGTTTCGGCTGGACCATCTTCAATAGATCAGCATCGGACATCTTGGCGTAGTCGGTCTTAGGCTGGACCATCGCCAGCAAGTCCGCGTCCGACATTTTCGAATAATCGGCCATCAGTGGATCAGTCCGCGTCGTTTGGCTTCTTCAAGGGCGGCGGGATCAACTTGGGGCGAGCTGGGTTGACCGCTTGCGCCATGCCTTTGCATGATCCGGTCAATTGCCTTCTGGCTCTCGGGATGGATCAACGGGAAGTCTCCGACCAATGGTCCCATGCCAGTACGCCACCGCTCCTGCAAAGCATTGACCTTGCCGTGCATCAGGTTGGCTTCCGTCTTGATGGCTGAACGAAGTTCCTCGATAGATTTGGCATTATCCAGATTGCTCAAAGCGCGCTGGCGTTCGCCTTCACTGCCGGCCGAACCAGCATAGAATTTCGTGACTTCCTCGGCGAAATGGTCTTTTGCCGTGTTGAAGTCGTTAAGCGCGGCACCTTCGGGCGTTCCCGCCACCGCGGCGTTATGCACCTTGTTGGCGTAGTAGCTGACAAACGGAATGCCGGAGCTTCCGACATACGGAAGCACGCCGCCGCTTTCTTTCATCCGCTCCAGAGCGTCGCTCATTTCACCAGCATGTTGCAGCGCCGTGTTGCCAGCCGAAATCTGCCCGGCGGGAGAACTAACGCCACCAGCCTTGAATTCATTGCGCACCTTGACCCGCGCCGTGGCGTTACCGGATTCAAAGGAAGGATCGGCCTGCGTGACGTGCTGGGCCAAAGCCTGACCATAGGGCGTCTTTAGCAACATGCCCGTGGGATACGGCGCGCGGCCCTCGATAATGGCCTGCACCTGGGCGGCCAGCGGCTTGTTCGTCTGCTCGAGCGCGGCGATGTATTCCTTGCCGTGAACGTTGGTGAGGTCGGGCTGGCCCTCCGGAGAAGCCGTGGCGGGATTGGCCGCTGCGGCCTTGGAAGCCGCATATTCAGCTCGGGTCGGAGCGTAGCCGTAAGTCGGCTGGCCATACTGGTCCTTGCCGATGATGCCCCATTTCCCGCTCTCTTCCTCATCGGGCGCCTTATAAAGCACCTTGCCGGTTTTATCGACCAGTGAAGCACCCTTGGCAACACTGACGGGCGCCTTGCCTTCCTGCGAAAGCTGGGCCGTCAATAGCGCGCTGGCGATCTTCTTGGTGCTGTCGCTGGCGTAGGGGCTCGTCAGTGCCGCGAGCACGCCGGGATTAACCCCATTCAAAGCCCCGGCCACCTTGGCAACCGGCGCCGTGGGAAGCGCGCCTTGTGTCGGGATTGCATTTGCGGGGATAGCAGCGGGATCGGCGGCGGCTACCTTGGCATCATCCGGCGAGTTAAACACATGGCCGCCGATGGTAACGCTTTCCCCGCCCGCCCAGGCCGGCGCAGCGCGCCCCAGAGCGGCTTGGCCTTTCGGGCTGTAGAAATGCGTCATGCCTTCGGTCGGGTCCTCAGGAGCCCTCCCACCCTCACCGTAGGCCGATGCAATGGCGGCGTCAGCCGCAGCAGCCTGCTTGGGATCTGCCGCAGCCGCAGTCATCCGCGCCCGGCCCTGTGGCGTGTTCCACGGCTCGAACTGGTTCGGAGCGGTCACCACGGCCGAAGGCGTATCGCCGCCATACCCGCCATCCACGGCACGGGTCCGGATGACCGAGGCGACCGCGTTCTTGCCGAGCTGGGATTCATTGCCGGCCTCGCCCAGAATGGTGGCGATCATCTTCCGTCGATCCTCGCCGACAGGGATATCCATCGGGTTCGGCTCGTCGTTGCTGTAGATTTTCATCTTGCCGTCTGACGGGGCGGCAGATGGTGCGGCCGACGCTACGGCGGGGCTGGTCGAGATCGAGGCGTCGGGAGCGGTTGCCGTCCCTCCCCCGAGCAGGCTTGCAATGAGCTTCTTGTTCTCTTCCGCGTTGGCCCTCTCGGCGTTATCGGCTTCCCGGTAGTCCAGCCCGCCCATGACGCCTTGAGCAACCCGCGCCGCACCTTGCGTCCATGACCGGATCGGAGACGCATCGGAGCCCGCCAGCATCAAAGCATCCGCAGTCTTGCGCCGGGCCGCGATCTGCTCAGGCGAGAGCTGCGCGCCGTTGTCACCCCATATGAAGGCCATTAAGCAGCCTCCAGCTTGGCATAGTCCACCATCTTGAAGCCGTGGCGATCAACCGAAACCGCATCCGGCCGAACGCGCTCAACTTCGTCAGCCATGACGCCGATATCAGGCGCACCCCAGACATATCGATAGGAATACAGGCCGAACCCGTTCCATGTTCCGATACGCTCGATATCCCGCTTCAGCCGGCGATCGCTGTATTTGATGGCTGCCGTCGCGCCCGTGCCAGCGAGGCTGAACAAGCCGCCCATCATGGCATTGTTGGCCGCTACTGACTGTTGCGCTTGCTGGTTGGCATTCATGTAGGAATTCTGCGTAATGCCCGCCACGTCCGTACCGGCCACGCTGGTTTGTGGGTTGGCGGCAAACGTCGGCGTTCCGACCTGAGAGCCGGACATCAGAGCCGAGATTTCGTTGATCGGCTGGTTGCGCTCGGCCAGCGATTGCGACTCGGCCTGCCCAGACCCCTGCAAATAAAGCTGGTTATAGGCGTCGTTCTTGGTCTGGCCGAAATTCGTCATTTCGGAATTCCAGGCTTCCGAGCCCGGCTGAATGCCCTGGTTGGTGAGGCGGGTTCTAAGAGCATCCTCCGAGCGCGCAAAGCGCGGATCAAGCCGCTGCGCGCCAAGCGAAGTTATCTTGTCGGAGATAGCCTGATCGACCTTGAACGGCGTGCCGAGCAACGAACCGATCTTGGCGGACTGGTCCTGACCGATCTGGGCAATGTTCTGCTTGGTGCCGAGGTTGGTATCGTAAATCTGCTGGTTTGGAGCAGACAGCGCCGTGGTCTGGGTGAACTTCGGCGTCCCGTCCGGATTGGTGCTCTGCGTATAGGTCTGGCTTCCGTCAGGACCAACCTTGTCATAGTTGTTGAGTTCGGCCTGGGTGATGGCCGTCTCTTTGTTCGACGCGGTTTGTGCTTGCGCCGTCTTGACCGGATCGGGAACTGGTACGGGTTGCGGGCTATCCATCAGACCTTCCAATCTTCGCGCAAAAGTCCAAGGATCGTTCCGTCCTTGCCTTCGCCATATAGATTTCTCTTTCGTCCCTCGGTCTGAGCGCCGAGACGAGTTGCGAAATCTATGATTTTGTCTTGTCGTGTCGTGATCGAGATGCGCAAGCAGCCGAGCTGCTGAAACACGAAATCCCCGACCCGTTCGATAAATGCCTTGTTGAAAGCACCGCGTTCGCCCGCAATCGTCACCGCAACATCGTTGCCCGTGAAACAATTAAATACGACGCCTGCGATGATGATACCTTCATGTTCGATCCCGAGCGAGGTATAGGGCGGGAAGAATTTCGTCTCGTTTTTCATCGCCACGTATTCGATGACGCGGGGATCATCCGTCACGATCACGTAACAATGTCGCCGAGGTCATAGGTCATATCGATGGCCACCAGCTCAACGTCAGGCGAGATAATCCCGCCGCTGGAAATTTGTGCGGCCGGGGCGACTGCATACCCACTGCCGCTGATTGATTTCCATTTCTGAAACACCCGCTTGATCGCCGTCGCACCCCATTTGCTAACACCCCAGATACCCACGCCCCAGATCGAGCCCGATGGGACAACGATATCATCAGGCGGCGGCGGAAGGCTGATCGTGTAGTCGTGCTGAAACGAAAGATTGATCTCCACATCTTGAGGCGCGAGGACCGTAGCCCGTGCCGACAATCCTGTCTTGAGCGAGGCCGGGCTTTTCAAGGGGTCGAACAGCGGAACGACGGTTGAGGTATAAACCTCGCCCTGATCCGCCCCCGTAGTTTCCGCTTCAATAATCTTGCCAAGCGTTGAACCAAAGAACAGCCGGTCTCCGAACAATTGAACGCAAGTAGCATTCCATCCCGTGAACGGAGCCCATGCTCCGGTTCGAGCGTTGGCGACAAACATCTGCGGCGTTGTTCCTGAAGTCGTCGGCAGCGCGATCAACACCATCTGCTTTGACGGCCAGACTTCGCAATGCCAGAATTCACCGGACCTTGCCGCCACCTCTTCATTCCAAGCGGTTTCAATCGAATAGGAAATCGCGGACGGAGAAAGCGCCGCATAGTCTCGCTGCACAGCCTGCGACAATGGGATAAAACCAACGTCGGTTGCAATCACCAGATCGCCGCCGGCATGTATCCAGGCTTTAGGGCCGAGCGGCTTTCCAATCCTGTAGACGCCGACGAGGGACCATGCCGTCGAAACACTGGGATCGGTCCCCTGATAGACCGCGACCTGTCCCTCTGTGCTCACGAAAATACACTGAGCCGACAAGCCGGCGCCGCTATCGATCGACCATGAAGCACCGAACAGAAGCGAGCCGCCGCGATTGAATACGCCGCCCAAGGGCAGTTTAACCGCAGCCCCTCCGACCGAATCCACGGGCAGATACCATGCCGTCAAGCTGTCCTTCTGGATGAAAAACAGCCTTTGCTTATAGACGAACACGTTGGACAGCGTTGTCGGGTCTACAACGGTAATGGCCGGCGTTGTGCTCCAGCTTGTGCCGTCATAGACTTGCGGCGTATTGATCCCGTTTACACCTCTAAGAAACACCCCGCCCGGCGTGGCGAATTGAACGACCGACCATTCCCCACCAGTCAATGAACCAACGGCGGGCGTGCTTATTCCGCTGGTGGCAAGGAAATTACCGAGATCGTCCACCAAAAAGTCCGACAGATCATCTACCAGAAATGCCGCACTGATGGCTAACGTAGCATCGAAAATAGCAGTAGCCGTCGCGGCGAACAATGAAGCGTTGTTGCCGTTCACATAGGTGAACATTGACACGATATCTTCGCCGCTATCGATGGTCGCGTGTACCTGAGAGCCGCCGCGCATCCTGATCCCGGTTGCGATTGGGAACCAGTTCTCAAGAACCGCGGCGCCGTTGACCGGAGACCCATCCGGACGACGAGCCCCAGGGATTGCCAAGTTCTGGTTTTTGATCCAGCCCCCAATAGGCGCTGGATACGTCACAACCTTGGCTGTGCGCGGCTTGTTGGCGGCAGCGGGCTTACGCATTGATCTGTCCGGGCCATGCCATGGGCACGCCGATTAGCCTTTGGCGGCCTACCGTAATGACGTGCGAGCCCTTGTCGCGGTTGATTTCCTCCGACAGCGCGATTTCGAAATTCTGCAAATCTTCGGAGTATTCGGTTCGCTTCATGGCCCGCCATCGCCAGATCAGGCCGAGTGTCAGCAAGCGTTCCGGCAAGACGAACGTGTCGGTATCTGCCGCAAATGCCGTCTGGCCCACACCACCCGCGGTCGCAACCAGGTTCGAAATGTAATAGAACCGCGCGGTTTCCGTGGCGGCCATGATCGGGAAAATCTGCATCTGGCCGCCGAGGATCACCCAGTTGCCGGGCGTTCCCGTGGTCAGATAATCATTCAGATAAAGCCAGTCATCCAGATCCCTTGCGGGGGTGAATGTGGCAGTCCGGAATTTCAGCGAATGCAGCTTTCCCTTGATCAGCATCCGGTCATAGTCGGTCGGGAGCGGAAACGCGATCGAGGTCGCATCTCCAGTGATCGTTGCAAGCTTGGTCAAGGCCTGCCAGTCATGACCCTTTGCAATGGAAATAGCCGTCTCATTGGCGAGATCGGCTATTTCCAGGCTGAACGGGTCGGTCGTCGAGAACAGCGAGGTCGGTTGCGTTTGGGACATCCGAATTGCTGCTGATCTGGCGGCCGACAGGACAGTCATGTAACGATTGCCTCTTCATGCGTAACGGGATTCGGCGGCGGCTCGAAGGGCTCGATCTGCTTGTCTGTATCGATCGGCTTCGCAGCCTCCAAATCCGCAATACGTGCGTTCCGGTCGGCCAGATCAGCTTCCAGCCGGTCGATGCGATCGGCATCCGTCTCCGGTTCCTGCGCTCCTTCCTTGAACGCCTGATAGGCGCCGGCATATTTCTCCGAATATTTCATGCCGTCATCGGAGATATCGTCGGCCGCAAACGTCGCGATGGTGCCGTGCGCCAAAGGCACGTCAACGACTTCCGTTTCCACACTGTTAACGGTATGGTTCTTGAACCTTGGGGCTGTGAGCATTTCCATTCTCCTCTGTTGAGTTTGTTACAACGCTTCAGGCCGCCGCTTGTTCGAGTTCGTCCGCCATGCGGACCAACGTCGAATGCGAAGGATTGCCGCGCGGGCGCTGGCCCGTGGCCTTCTCGATATGGTCCTTCAGGTCGGTGTCTTCCCATTCATCGAAGGCCGATTGCGTAGGCGCCGACGTGATTGGACCGGCCTGCATCGCGGCAATCTGCTTCTGCATCTGCTCGATGGTGTCTTTCATCAGGGCGTTGTCCGAGGCGAGCTTGGTCACGTCAGCGGTGCCAGCAGCCTTGTCGAGATAGGCAATGGCCTGGTTTTTCAGTTCACGGCCGCCGATGCCGAGCAGCTTGAGGTTCTGGCCGTCCAGCATCGACAGTGCTTCCGCCGTATAGATGTTGAGCGCCTTCAGTTCCATGCGCTTCGATTGGGTCAGGAAGGGAAGTTCCTCCAAAGGAGTGCCGGACATCGATTGCGCTTCGCCGGCAAGGAACTTCTTGTACTGGTCGGAATATCGCATCATGTAGGATTCCGGCTCTCGCCCATGCTCGGTTTCGACCCAGCCGCAGATTTCGTCATGAGGGAAGTGCCACACGGTCATCTTGTTCGCCGCGGCGCGGACTTCGCAGATCACAAAATCCTTAAAGACCGGTCGTCCCTCCTTCTTGGAAGCAACGGGATCTGGCTGCGGTACGTTCTTGAAGTGAGCAGTCATCAAGTCTTTATTGTCGGCCATTGGGAGCCCTTTCTGAGAGGATGCAAAAAACCCGCCGCGAGGGGAATTCGCGGCGGGTCGAGTTTGGGAGGTTAGGTGATCGCGCCCTGTGCGAACGGCCGATTGATCTCCACCACCGCCAGACCAGCGGCGGGCGTGCCGGTAGCCGTGACGTTGATGGCGTTCACCATCTGCTTGCCGGCCGTGGCCGACGAGGTGATCTGACCGGAGCCGACCAGATAAACCGGAGCCGGACCCGCGGCGAGCGTGCCGTTGGTCGCAACCACGGCATTACCGCTGATCTGATACCAGCCATACGATGCCGCGAGGTTGGCGGCCATCGCGACAGCCACCGGCTGGGCGAGGTTCGCCGTAGCCGGCGCCAGCGTGGTCTGGAAGGTCGGTGTTCCCGTCGCATTGCCATTGTAGGTGACAACCGAACCGACCACCGTTGACGCAACGCCGAGAAGGTAGATGAATTCACCCGAGCCATAGACAGGATCATAGGCTCGGGCAATGTCGCCCAGCTTCCACGGAACAGACCGGCCGGCCGCGGCGCTCGCGGCCAGCGTCGAAGCAATCGGAGGACGGCCGATGGTCGCCTCTTCAAAAACGTAAGCCATGTGATGGCCTCCTATTTGGCCTCACGGCCATGGTTGATGTGAAATTTGTGCTTGCGCTCTGCGGCCTTGCGGGCCGCAACAGCCTCATCGAAGTCGTCGAAAACCCCAAGGAACTGGTATTTTCCGCCTAAGCTAGTTCCCGCCATCCATTTGCGGTCCCGCTTATGCCAAACAACTCCGACAACACCACTGGTATTGTCCGAGCGCTTTGCGGCATTGCGATTATTGCCGGAACTGGAAACGTCGGCCAGATTTTTCCATCGGTTGTTTGATCTGTCGCCATCGGTATGATCGATCTCAACAGCATCTTCGCCAGTCACCATTTTCCAGATGACCCGATGGGCGAGGACATAGCGATAATTCAAACGACCGCAGCGATAACCAACATTGACTTTGGTTAGGGCCTCTTTCCCGGCAAACCGGGAATTCCATCTTGCGCAGGTATGAGCTGCGGAATGGCCCGCGTCGTTGAACATGTCCTCGGTTCGTTTCCGCCAAAACAACAAGCCCGTTTTGGGCTCGTAGCGGAGAAGTTTTTCCAGTTCTTCCTTAGACGGCAGTTCCTTCGATCGCATGACACCCTCGCTCTGATTTGCTGCGAAAGCATACCAGAACGAGGATCATCACGCAATCTTTATGGGTTATTAGGCGGAAGGATTGCTATCGTATAACTTCCATTGGAACAATGGGTTGACCATTGTAAGCTCGCCCATGAATCCAATGTACTGCACGATCGCATCCTGGTTGATCGGGGTCATGCCCGCGCCCTTGTACAACTTGTCGAAGTTGCGCTCGGGGTGATAGCGGACACGCAGGGTTTCGGTATCGATGCCGTAGGTGGTGTTGCTCGGCATGTTGGAGCCGATACCGCCGTCCTGCACGATTTCAGCCGAACGGCCGGCACCGAAGTACTTGAGCGACTGGAAGCCCAGCTTGCCCAGTTCGGTCACGTCGTTCACGCGCTGAATGGCCACGGTTGCCGCGTCGTAGGCAGCATAGTGCTCCGCGGACATCAGCATCAGATCGGCGCCACGCTTCGCCCGCGACCGCTGCGTCATGATGCGGTTGAGCATCGGACGGACGGTCGTGGAGGTCACTTGGGTGCCGATATCGGTTGCGAACGAGTTGGCGTCGAAAGCGGACGTTCGCCAGATCGCATTGGCCCGATCGATGCCGCCGTAAACGCCGGAGCTGACGACGGTCGGGATGGCCAGCTTCAGGCCGCCCAACTGTTTACCGCCGAACGCCGTGCCGTCGCCCTGAAGGGCCGCATCCATCACGTCTTCCAGCTCGTTTTCAGCCGCCATGATGTGCGATTTCATCACATCCTTGAGCTGGCCGGTGCCGGCGTTGTTCAGGATTTCCTCGTTCGAGAGCGTAACCGCAACGGCAACCATCTTCGGGGTGTAAACGGCGTCGTTGAACAGTTCGACCGGGACCGGGTTGAGGAAGTCATAGCCGTTGTACCAAACGGCCGAGCCGGTCTTGTTGTAGAGCAGTCGTTCGCGAATGGCAGGACCGGAGAAGGTCTGCCACAGGCCTTTGCGTTTCAGCACTGCCATGAGTGCGTTGGAATTGGAAACCAGATCCTGATATCCGCTGGAGCGATCCTCCAGCGCCAGCGACAGGATTTCCTGATACTGAGCAAGTGGGTTGATGGCCATGGGGCCTCCGTTTTACCCGATCCGAGCAAAAGCCCGGTCGAGTGTTTCATCGAGGGATGACGACTTGCGGGCCTTCGGGGATGAGCCGTTGCCGGGCGCGCCGTTGATGGATTTGCTTCCCTTTTGGGTCTGAGCCACAAGGTCGATGGAGGCGGTTGAGGCCGGTTCGTCAGTGGTTTGCTTGGCGGGCGCGGGGTTGAGCCGTTCCGCCAAATTGTAGGCTTGGGTTAGATCGCCGGGGCAGCGCGTCTTGAGAAAGAACGCGATGTCATCGGCCAGTTCGTCGAACCGGGAATGAGCCGGATCGGATGCGAATTTCGTTACCTCGGCGTGAGTTGCCTCATGCCGTTGTGTCTCGAATGTCTTGGTCACGCCGCCAACCTGTTCGGTCAGGGCCGAGACTTGAGCCTTCAATTCCCTGATCGTGGTGTCGGACTGCGATGCCTGCTCCTCGGGGGAGCGATTGAGATACTTCGCCGCGATGTCCTTGAACGATGTTCCAAGGCGCTCGGCGAGCATTTCAAAGCCCTGGATTGGATCGTTCTTGAGCGCCCGCTCCATCTCGCGATATTCTTTGAACACCTCGGCGCCGCGCTTGCCGGCCTGCTTGGCTTCCTCGTCCAGTTCGCGGTAGTCGTTGAACGACTCGGCATCCGCCTTGTGCTTCTGGTAGCCCTGCGTCAGCTCCCGTTCCATGCGGGAGACTTCGCCGCGGATTTCAGGATCGGCCGATGCCCACTTTGATTTTGCGGTCTCCGTAAACCTTGCAGGAGCGTCGCCGGCTGTGTGGCTGGGCTTGCCTGCATCCGGGTTGGGTTTCTCGGCAGCCTTATCAGCGGGCTCGGCAGGCTTGTCAGAGGCGAACTTGCCGGTCTCATCCCGCTTTGCCTCGGACTTGACCGGCTCGGTTTTGGCTTCAACCTTTTCCTTCGGTTCAGACTTCGGTTCGGTCTTTACCTCAGACTTGACCGGAGCTGGCGTTTCCTTGGAAGCCTCGGCTTTGACCTTGGCTTCCGCACGGTCCAGCGCGTCCTCAATGGAAGGCGGCTTGACCGGCGCTTCCGTGGAGATCGCGTTCGGAGTGTGGACAACTTCAGTTTCGGGCGCGGAAATGGCTTCGGCGGGCGCTGCTGCGCCTCCGTCAACGTCACTCATTGGATTTTCCTGTCTGAGAGGGTGCTAGGCTCGTTCGCCGCGTTCAAACCGTGCGGCGGCGCGGTCAACGACTTCTCTAACCTGTCGCTCGTCCCGCTTTGGTTTCTTGCGTGGCTTCAATCGGTTTGGATCGTTGCCGACTTCATTCACGTTATGCTGCTTGTACTCGGCACGAATGCCGCGCTTGCTGGTATGCCATTGTCCGGTCACCATCGACTGAACCGGGTCCATCGTGTCCGACATGACTTGCGGAAACGGCAGATCGGACAGCGCGGGCTGGGGCCTGGAGCACCGCGCCGGCCAAGGTTGATCGAGGTCGTGCCAGTTTCCGCAGGCTCGGCAAAGGCGCTCGCTCATACGGTCAGGGCCTTGCCTGCAACGTCGGTGAGACGGCTTGTGTAGACCGTCAGGCGATTGAATGCGGCAGCGACGTTGAGGAAAGAAACGGAAGTGAGCGTAGTGCTCGTAAAATTAGCGTCCGTTGCTACTGTACCATTGTTCATGACAAGTGAGCGACCGGTGGAGCCGTCGTACATCACGCACACCTTGGAAGCCGTCGTGCTAAAGGCTCCAGAGCCCGCAGTGGCCGTAAGCGTAGTTGGGGCGGCCAAATTATCCTTGGTTGTCGCCGTAGTGTCTGTTGCGCCTCGTATGAGAAAGCTCTGAGTACCGCCAGCCGCAATTACCCAGCTAATCGGAATTGTCGGCGCGGCCTTAAGCTGGAGAAGGACCGAGCAGGCCGGGCTTTGCAACGCGGTAAGCAGCGCCCCGATCGCATTCGTCAGCGTGCCATCCATCAGCGAGGCCAACGGCGCGGGGTAATACTGGCTGGTCGCAAAATTCATATCCACGGCCGAGCCCGCAAGGGGCACAAACGGCACAACACCCCCGACCACGGGTATGCCGCCAGCCCCGAACGTCACAGGCGTTCCAAACCCATTGCTCGCGATTTCAACCGGCGTTCCGAACCCGCTGGCAGTAGCATCCGTCACCGGAAGGCCACCACTTGCAACGCTGACGACCGGCCATCCCATCTCAGTGACCGCTATGCTCTTTGAGCAGCTTTGCGATCTGCGGATTCCAGTTCGACCTTGCCAGCTTGTCGCTATCGAACGAAACCGCGTTGATCTGGCGGGACAGTTCGATGGCCTGGGCATTCCCGACCCCGAGCGTCATCAAGGCCTGCACGTTGCCGACGCCCGCGTTCATTTGTTTGGCAATCTCGATTGCCACGGGATAGGGAATGCCGGATTGGGTGATGGTGTCCGCGTTCGCCATTTATGCCGGTTCCTTCTGTTTGTGTTTTGCCGCGTCCTTGGCAATCTCGGTCTTATCCGCCGTCGCGTTGACATTCGCCTCGGTCGTCTTCACCGCGTTTTCGGTCTGCACTACGGACTGTTCAATCTTCTTGGTCAGCAGTGCGATTTCCAGCGCGCCCTTGTCCATTTCCTGGCTGTGCTTCTCGATCTCATCGAGCCGCTTGGCGTGCATCTGATCGATCTGAAGGGCTACGATGGCCTGCTTGCCTTCCAACTCGGTGCGCCTCTGCTCGGCCGCGTCCATCGCTTCCTGAGCCGCAATCGCCCTGTCCTGCTCGTCCTGCTTGGCCTTGGACTGCGCTTCCAGCACGGTCTTTTGTGCGTTGGCGGTCTTTTCCTGAGCGGACGCTTGATCCACGGCGGCCTTGGCCTGAAGATGCTGGCTTTCGGCCTGCGCTTTCATCTGTTCAGGGCTAGGCGGCTTGGGCTGCGCTGCCATCTGCTTCATCTGGTCAGCGAACTCGTCAATCGACTGGTCCAACTCGCGGCCGGCGCGGAACTGGGACGCGACGTATTTCAGGGCATCGGCCATCAAGGGCGCGGTCTGCGGCAGCGTTTCAACGGCCTGAATGGCCTGATTGAGGAAGCCGCCCACCGCGGTAATAAACTCAGTCGCGCGCTGCTTCTGTGCATCCTCATCCGGCGAGATGGTCGAATCCGTCTCGATGTCCAGCACGAACGGGCGAAGCCGCTGTTCCCGCAACAGTCTCACAACCTGATCGATCGTCACCGTCTGCTGGAGCTTCTGGGCCTGCCCCTTGAGCTGTTCGAGCTGCTGGTTGACCTGTTGTTCAATCTGTTGTGCGGCCTGCTGGGCCTGTCCTGGGTTGGACTGCGCCGCCTGCATCGTCTGTGGATCGGACGTGGCCTGCTGTATCTGCTGTTGCGCCTGTGCCCTGATCTGCGCGGCCTGCTGTGTCAGTTGCCCGATCTGCGCCTTGATATCGGCGTCGGTCGGTAGCTCCATCTGCGACATTTCCAGCAAGGTCTGCGGCTGGAAGTTTTCCGCCATGATCTCCGCTGCAATGCGGGTGATATCAAGCGATATCCGGACCAGCTCAGCTTGGCGGTCCTTGATCCGAATCGAACCGTACTGGCTCTTGAGCTTCTGAGCGCCCAAGGTTTCCGACGCCTCGGTCTGTCCGCGCATGATATCGGAAATGCCGGTGATCTGGTAGACATCATCGATCAGTTGCTTGCGCAGTTCAACCAGCTTGGCGATAACCTCGGCGATGATCTCGATCGGCAACCAGACGATCATGTCCTTGGCGCCGGAGTTGCCGAATGCCGCCCAATTCGAGATTGGGACCATGACCTGGTTGTTCGAGGTGGACTTCAGCGCCGTCTCGATGGCGTCGCCGATTTCACCCGCTCCAGCGGGATAGAAGCCCCTGACCCTGACAGCCTCCGACAGCGCCGATATCCGGGCTGTCAGCTCGTTGATTTCCTCCAGTTGATCCTTGTAGAACGTCATGTCCGGAACGGGGATCAGCGTGCGCCGCTGTACCGTCGAATAGGCAGGCTTTGGGCACGGGAAGAAGCCGTCAATCTTCAGGTGCGGCGGGCCTTCATCCAGACAAACATCAACGCCTTCGGTTACCCAATAGACGCGGTTTTCAGACTTGCACCAGACTTCCCAGACCCCGGCCTTGAGCTTGGCATTCGCGGCGCCAGCGTCCTTGTCTTCCTTCAGGACGGCATAAGCAGCGGTTTTGTAAGTGTCGCCAGAGGTCTTTTTGAACCGCTTGCGCATCGCCTTGCGGGCCAGATGCGACCGCTTGGCAACCCAGTCAACCTCTTCCCATTTACGGGCCGGTTCGTGCAGAAAATCCTTGCGGTCGGTATGCTCGACAACGACCTTTTCGACCAGCGCGCCGTTTTCGCCTTGGGCCTCGTATCGTAGCCAAGCCACGCCGCGCGCCAGGATCGTCAGGTCATCCCTCAAATGCAGCATCGTGGTATCGATGCCGCTGGCGTCCGTGCTGCATTTCTTGAACGCCGCTATCGTGCAGCGCTCGAGCACTTCCGCCGCAGTCCTTGGAAGCGGCCGGCGCTCCTTGAAGGCCGGGACAACCACGGGAATAGGCGGGCGGGCGTAGATCGACGGGCCGATGACCTGAATATTGGCCCAGAACAGTTGGAACTGACGTTCACGGTCGATCTGTGCGAGATTGCTTAGATCGGCGTAAGCCTTGTCAACGTTGTCGGCCTTGGACTGGTAATCGCTGAACGCTTTTTCAGCCTGGTCGATCGCTTCAAGCCACGACTTTGAGCTTTTGTACTTCTTGCCGTCCTGCTCGGCCGCCTCTTCGGCTGGGCTCTCGGGACCTTCGTCCTCATCGTCGTCGTAGTCGGCCATTAAATCATCCTACAGACGAATTCGGGTGCCACTGGACGGCTCGGGCGGCGGCGGGAGAATGACCGCGCCGGGCGGCAGGACGGGTTTAGGTTTGGGCGGCGCTCTCGGCACCACGATTCCGCAGTTGACTGCAAACTCGCCGGCAGCATCCGCGCCATGGCTGTTTTCATCGTGAAGTGGCCCGAGATATGTCCCCAGCGCTTCATTGCGCTTGCGCGAGTAGCGCCGCAGCCTGGACAGGCCTAGCATCACGCGCTTTGATTGAAGGAATTCCACGATCGGCAACAGCCGCCGCAGTGCGTTAATCCGCTCCTCGGGATCTTGAGCAACGCCGCGCTGAATTGACGTGAGCGGCATTCCAAGGCTTACCAGCGTCTCGATCCTCGTCTTGGCGCCAGCGCCCCACTCCCGACTGCCCACGTCATGGGGCAGGAAATGCCGCTGATAGGTGAACGGAACATCGCGCCCGATCTCGATCATCTTGGCAACGCGGTCCTGCAAATCCTCGGTATATTCCGGCAGCGCCTCGATCAGGATATCGTCGGCACCCAACCCGGATGCCTCGTAATAGTCGATCACGCGAACGCGCGGGCCTTCCCGAATCTGCCAGAACCAAATTGCCGTATAGTCGTCAACGCCGATATCCCAGCTCGTATAGACCGGCAGTGCCGGGTCATACGGGAAGTAGCCAACCCGGCCCGCCTTCTCAGCCGCCGCGATGTGCTTGGCGTAGTACGAGCCCTCCGTGATGATCTCATAGCCGCCGTTCCAGACGTGCTCGGCCATTTCTGGGTCGTCGGCGAAGTCTTGGGCCTTCTCCTCGATCAGTACGCCGCCAAACCACGGATTGTCATTCCAGTTGACCGGGCAGACAATCGCGTTTTCGCGCTTCGATCCGCCCCTGAAGAACTTGTCCACCGCGTCCGTGTCGTGGCGCGGGTTCCATGAGAACCAGATTTCCGACCCGTCCTTACGAATGGTCGGCCGCAATAGCCGAAGTGATTTGTCGGAAAAGGTCTGCGCCTCTTCCACCCAGGAAATATCAAAATCCTCAAGGCTCTTGATGTTCTCGGCGTTGTAGGTCTGCATCCCCTTGAAGATGATGAGGGAGCCGTTGTGGCCGCGGATTTCCCCATCCAGCACATCGAAGAACCAGCCGAGGTCCAGCTTTTGGATCTTGTCGATTAGAAGCTGGCGAACCGAATCCTTAATCGTGGCCTGCACTTCACGAATACAGGCCGCCCGGCTTTTCCTCTCGTAACAGCGAAGGATCAGTTCCTCGGCAAAGAAATGCGACTTGGCCCCGCCTCGCCCGCCATATGCCGCCTTGTAACGAGCCGGCTGAAGTAACGGCGCCAAAGCCCGCGGGACATCAGACCTTAGGATCGACAATGCGCCGCTCTATGATCGTGAAGGCCGGATTGTCCTTGTCGCCTACGATCTGCATCGGCAGAACCTTGCCGAGCAGCGCCATGAACGGGCCGGGGTTTGCGGACGCCTGCGCTTGGAGGTAGGCCACCGTTCCGCCCGCCCCTCCAGCGCGCTTGGCAGCCTCAAGGATAGCTTCTTTGAGATTGGCGGTGATCTTGTTCGGAACGCCCTTCTTGCGCCCCTTGCCCCTATTTCCCGCAGAATTTCCTAGTTTACGGGCCTGTTCCACATTCGGCACATAGGGTTTGAGCCTATGCTCCCTGGTTGTTAGTTCCGGATGCTGTCCCGCAATAACTGCACTGCAGGCGAAACGGGCGTGTCATCAACGATCTCATATGGCAGGATAACGAACTGATCCGGGCCGCGCTTGTCGATCGGGCCTGTCTGCGGCCGGCGCTCGATCACGGCGTTGACCAAATCGTTATGCGTTGGCGGGGCGACGCCGGGCTTACCCATCATGTGGGCGATCAGGGCCTTGCGGTGATCTTCCACGGCCCTTGCGAATTCAGCGGGCGGGCCGGATTGGCTGAGCGGGATTTTGATCGCCATCGTTACGCCTTGTCTTCCCCTGACCAGGGATGGCCGACTGGAACTGGTTGAGATCGCGGCCGAAACTGGATGATCTCAGCAGAAGGACGGCTCATAAATTCAGCCATTGCCTTTTCGCGAGCGAACTCTTCCTCGGTCATTCCAAGATCAGAAGGTGTTAGGCTCATCCCGCTATCTCCGCTCTTGGGTGGGGATGAATGGTTTCAGCGTCACGGGACTAAGCCCGTGCTTTTCAGCATAACGGCACTTCGCCTCATTAGCGCGCCGAGCATCCTCAGCCTTCATCTTAAGATATTTCGGACTAAATGGCTTATTGGTATCCATCAGCTTGCTCCGTGGTCAGGTGATCGCAAATGCGGTGCAGTTTGCTCCGCTCTCGATTGAATCGAAGTCTGACTGGCCGGGCTTGATACCGGCTCGGCCTGCAATTCAGTTGCCCTAATCGAATAAGGCCCGCAGGACGTTACTTCATAGCGTTTCCTTCAACGCCGCAGTCAGATTAAGCTCGAACAGCCCATCCCCTATTCACTGGCACCACGTCTTGGGAGGGGGCTTGAGTGGCCGCGAGAGGGGAAAGGCCGTCCGATTGGTGAATTGAAAAACCGCCCTGCGAGCGTGGCTCGGGGCGGTCTCTGGGCAAATCACTTCCCACTACCCGCAACATGCGGCGTCATGGCTGTCCTGTCAATGCCCCTCTTTTCGCTTTCCACCACGTCGCCAAATCTGCCAACACCAAGTTCGATCACCGGCCCGCTGTGACCTTCGTGGCTTACGCGGATAGCATCGCGGACTTTGACCTCGCTGCCGTTGCGCCAGTAGGAGCGCTTTTCTTCCTTCCTAACTATCGGGTCAGACTCAAGTTTCCAGAAGTCAACGAGGTCATCCAACGCTTCAATCATGCGCCCGGTCACGTATCCTTCGGCGCGTTCACCTTTGACGGAGCCGCCCGCTTTTGACCAACCTTTCGCGGTATCCTCAATTCGGCCACCCTCCCCGACAATCGCGATGAGCAATTGCGAGCCTACGGGACCGGCGACGCGAAGTATCTTGGCAAGCTCAAACGATGCCTTGACCAAATCGTCCGAGATCGGATCGGCGATGCCACCACCGTCTACAAACTCTTTGGAGGGGTCTATGCCTTGGCTTTTCCCGACCGCGGCTTTCTCCCACAGCCGGCGGAAACGCTGCCCAGCCTCGCTCTGTGCGGCGTTGATGCGCCCTCTGGAGGCCATGTGGTCAATCGAGCTTTCCCGAACGTTGACGACCGCCGAATATCGCTGACCAGCCTCCAATGGATCGGAAATTACGCGACTTCCATATTCGACCATGCCTTCCGAGCCATGCGAAAGATATGGAGCTCGTTTCTTGGTCTTAGCCATATTGCAGCGCCCCTTGTCGTCGGTGGTTAGAATTTTGGCCGCTCAAAATCCAATGGGATCATCCAGCAATTCGTCCGTATCCCGTACCGCCTTCAGCGGATCCTCAACCGACCGCCTGACCGCGGTGATCGTCGCACCTGGGAAGACCAACTTGGCCTTGGCGATATCCGGGTAGTTCGAAAGCAGCCGGCCGATTTCCTCGAGCGTGAAAACCGAGACAGCGCGGCCCTCGCCGACCACGGCATGCGCGTCAGCGTCGTTCTGCACGATTGCAGCCACGGTGCCATCATCGAGCGCGATCTCCCAGACGGTCGGACTGAGCGGCTGCTTGCCCGCGGTCGTCGCCGCCCGATCCAGCGCCTGCCACGCGGCGACCATGCGCCCCGACTCCCGACGCACGGCCTCCAGCTCGCCATGCCAGATCGCCTGGTTGAGCAGATAGCGCTGGCGGTCGAACTTCTCCCGCAAGACAGGATCGACCAGAAGCCGCAGCCGGTCGCAGCCCCACTTGGCTTCCATCTCGGAAGCGGTCTCGTCGGCGCCATCGAGGTAGGCACGTCCGGCGATGTATGTGCCGGGAGATCGCGCCCAGGAATGTTCGGTCGCCATCATGGCTCGAGGAGCGTAGCTCGACTGGGCCGCCGTGAGGTTGGTTTCGTCGCGTTTCAGATTTGCCATGGTGGTCGCTCCGAGTAGAGAGGAAACAGCTTCCGCGCCTCAAGCGCGGAGCTTAGTTTACTAAGGGAAAGGGTTCCGCACTTCCGCATAACGATATCAATGGCTTAGAGGGTTCACTTCCGCACTTCCGCAAAGACTTCCGCATAACGATATCAATGACTTGCAAGGCAACCTCCGCAGACTTCCGCAGACTTCCGCAGGCGTTTTTCATGAGATTAGACCCACAACCTTGAGCCCTTTTGTCTTGTTGTGAGCGTCGCGAATCTCGATTGAAAGCACGTCGTTGAGCAGCCATTTTTCGAGCATGTCGCGAGCGATTTTGACTGGAATTTCGAACCGCTGCGCCATCATTTTTGGCGCGTACCGGTCAGGGCTTTGGGGCGAGTGAGACCACGGCTTGCCGCTCATCCATGCCTCTTCGATGGCGTTAACAACGCGCCGGCACATGCTCGTATCCGGCCACCCACTGCCCGCTGAAACCGTCGCTGAATTATCCTCAGCGATAACCGGAACCAGAGTGGACGCCTGCTTTAGGCCGTCCATCCATTCGACTTTTGTCAGCTTCAGAAATAGCGGTTTGGCCTCTTCGCCGTCCTTTTGCTTCTCTGTGGCGACTTCGACAAGGCTGCTATCGTCCTTGCGCTTCAGGTGCAAAACGCAGTCGCCAGCGCCTTCGAGCGAGCTGGATCCGCGCATACCGCGGTCCTCATCCTTGCCGCTGTGGTGCACCCCGATAACGGCCACGCCGCACGCTTCACGAATCGTGTCGCAGGCCAGAACAAAAAGACCCATCTCTTTGGATGCGTTCTCCTCGGCGCCAGGAAGCGCCCTGGCCACGGTATCTATAATGACCAATTTGGCGTCACCGACGACCGCCTTGACGGTCCTGACCAGCTTGGCAACATCTTCTGGCGTCATGAGATTGACGGCCTTCGGAAGCAGACGGAAGGGCGCGCAATCGGCGATCAGGCCATGGTGTGCGTGCCAGCCGTGGACGCGGTTGCGATACCCGCCCTTGCCTTCGCCGGCCACGTATAGCACGCCACCCTGCCGGCATTCCTTGCCGTGCCAGTCGAATCCGTGAGCCACGCGCAGCGCCAGATCCAGGGTTACGAACGACTTACCTTTACCGGGCTTGCCATAGATGAACGTCAAGCCGCTTTCCGGGATCAGGCCATCTACCAGCCAAGTTGGCGGTGGCAGTGCGTCGATATCGGCGAGCCCAAGTGTATCGAAAATATCCGAGGTGGGCGCCTGTACCGCTTGGTCTATTTCAGTTTCCTCTAAAGGGCGCTGAGCAGCCTCGGCAATTTCGGTAGACCATTTAGCCATAGCCCGGCGCCACTTCTCAGCAAACAGGGACGGGCCTCGGCCTTCTTTTTCCAAGCCGGCAACGTTGTCACCGGGCAGGCGGGTTTTGGTTTTTCTCTCATAGATAGCCCAGACCTCGCGCGACCGAGTTTGGCTTTCAGCATCTGACGGCTTGATTGGGCATTCGCGATACCAGTTCACGACAGCGGCCCAAACCAGGTCACGCATGGCATGGTCGCGACCATCGACCCGCTGGCCGAAGGCGTTGAAATCCTCAGCCGGGCTGGCTGTCGAGACCACAGGCCCACTTTGGGCAGCTTGCCGGTTCTGATCCCCGCCGTAGCGCTCAACGAGTTCTGCGACCTCCTGGAGCAGCCAATCCGGGGCGCTCGCTATCTCGCACTCCCAAGGCGCACAGCCGGCCTTCCATGCGTACGGCGTGCCGGAGATGTGCTGAGATGGCGGCAACACGGCAAAGCCGCCCTGCCCGCGGATATCGACTCCTATGGGGGTTTTATTGGTCGGCGCCAGCCATTCGCCGGGAGCACGGAAAAACAACTGCCGACCACCGCCGCCTGTGACTTGCTGGCAGGTCTCAGGCTCGATCCGGCTGTTGTGCTCGGCGAGGATCCCGGTCCACCATGCCAGCGCGTCGGGCGTCTTGTATTCATCGAGGTCGATGACAAAGACGTTGCCGGAGGCACGGCCAGATAGAACGCCCATATTGGGCCGGCGGCTGTTTTCGCCCTGGGCTGAATACCAGCGGTCGAATGTGCTTTGCGGAACTAGCTCCTCCTGGAGCGACTTCCAGTCGGCGAGCGCCGGGCGCTTCCAGTTCTGATGCTCGGACGGTAAATAGGACGGCACGACCTGCAAGCCGGCAGCGCGATACATCGCGGCCCAGTCTCCTGGCGCGGCCCATTCAGGCTCAAAAGATTCGACTAGCCCCACCTGCTTCAAAATCCCGTCCTGTGTTCCGCTCCTGGCTGGTTACGCACGATTTACAATTGGAAGGCCGGGACGGCGAACCGTCCCGGCGGCTTTGTGATTAAAAGAACCCTTTGTGGGTTAGGAGGTCGAGCAAGATCGGCTTCAAGTCATCAATGCTTTTTGCTTCATTGATCTGACGTGTCAGTCGTTCTTGCCGCACGATCGTTTTGGCTTCCTGCACCGAAATGCCAAGGCGATCTCTCATTTCTCGTACCGATTCCATGGCCGCTAACCGAAGTCGTCGGCGCCGGCCGTCTCGAGCTGCTTTGCCGCCGGGGCGCTGACTTGCGTGGATCCGGTGGAAGGTGCCGACGACGCAGTCGGCTTGCTCTCGACTTGCTTGGCGGAGCCCTTTCCGACATGCACCAGATCGACCGGCCGCGGCGCCCATCCAGAGATCTCGAATACCGGCTGGTAATTGGTCGATTTCTTCTCGCCCGACCCCGATGTGATTGGCATCGTGGTTTTCAGGACCACGATAGGCAGCTTGCCGGGGTTGGCGGCCTTGCCGGCTTCGTAGAGCGAGTGCAGGTCGTCGAAGCCCTTGAGGAACGCCGCGGCGTTGCTGGAGGTCTCCCGCACGTCGCCGCCGCAGGACTGGTGCAGTTTCATCATGACGCGAACGCCCTGCTTCCACTTCCCGTCTGCCGGCTTCTGCGGCATGGGATCGCCCAGCTTCACCAACATGAAGGCCGGCGCAGCACCCGCTGCGAACAGGAGGTAGCCGACCTCCAGATTTTCGAGGTCCATCACGGCCTTGAAATTGGACGTGATATCGACGGCATTGTTCGCATAGGCGCCGTTGGATTCGGTGCGATCGTTGCGGAAGAAACGCCCCGCACGCGCATCATACTTGACGAACGGCACGATATCGCCGTTGTCCCCGCCGCCAGTCGAGTAATTGAAACCTAAAGCCATAACCATTCTCCGTTTAAAGTGCGCCCGTTAGGCCGGGTGCGTTGCCATTCCGGTGGAACTTTGGAATTTCGTTGTCGAGCGCGGAAGCAATCTCGCGCGCTATCGCCGGCACGCGCGAAGCGGTCTCGGCTGACATGAGTTTGATGTGGCAGTCTGCGCGCTGCATGTTCATGCGTGTGGCCAATGCCCTGTAGGCATCTGACCGCTTCATCCGGCCACCCTTCCAAAGGGTGTCAAACGCTTCATGCGCAGACTTACGGGCTTCGTGCGTGCCTTTATCGACTAACGGAGCGCCATCCCATGACCAGAGGCCGCAGCAATCATGCCGAGCCCCGAATTTGGTAACGGTTTCTTCGGCTGGGCCGCCACATGTCGGACAAATCGGTTTCATTAGAACCCCCACGTTTCAAAACCGATCTGGCGCGCAGGTCCGCCCCAGTAAAAGGATTCGAAATCGGGAGCTGTGATCGAGGTAAAGAAAGCTGGGTCGTCGCTCAGTGCGAGGAAGGCTTCGCAGCGCAATGCGATCTGGTGCAGGGCGGTCAGATGCTCGCGGACGTTTTCGAGCTGGTAGGTGGCGCGTTTTTTTGGCGTGCAGTACGTCAGCCGCGCATCGACATTATCGCCGGTCATGGTCGCGTAGAGCGCAACCTGCCTGGCGTGCGGGATCTTGATCGACGACGGCAGCTTTTCGGTCGTCTTGAGATCGACCAGGATCCCGTGTTGCTCCCATCGGTAATCGAGATAGCCGACGATTGGGTAAGCCAGCCCTTCTGGCTTCCAACTTACGAATTGCTGGGTGTGCGTCGGCACACCATAGGGCCGCAATTCTTCCAATGCCGACTTCACCATATCGGGGATTGTCGCGCGGTATTCCTTGCGCCGCTTGTCGCCGGATAGTGCCGTGATCCGGTCATAGGTGGCGTAAGCCACTTGAACACAATCAGATATCAGTGCGTGAGGATCGGTCAGGCCGGCTGTTACGCCGTCCTCTACAGCCGTACCGCGGTGCGCAGGAGCTCCGACAGGCTGGCGCCGGCCCAGTACCTTTTCGAGCACGAACATGCTTGGCGAGGCGCAGAACAGGTTCAAGGACGACGGGCTGTGGCGTTCAAATTTCATTGAGCGCCTGCCGTTTCATGCTTGAGGACACGCGCTAAATTAAGATGACTTTGTGCAGCCTGCCGGAATGCTTCGCCGCGCTGATAAGCCGGCTTGAGTGCGTCGATGCTCGTCAGGAATGCCAGTGCCTCGTCGATTGTGCGGGCCATTGCCCAGGCGTGGCCTAGGGCTAGCGCTTTGTCGCGGAACACCTTCTGGTGTTCGGACAGTGAGCCCTTGGCGGTCTTCATCTCCAGCCAGCCGACCTTGCCGCCGGGAAGTAGGAAACAGAGGTCCGGCGTGCCGCGGCGAACACCTTCGTTCTTGAGGCGCTGCGCAACGCGAATATGTCGCTTCTCGCCATTAGGAATGGCGAACCAGTGCAATTCAGAGCGGCCGGCAAGCATCAGATAGTCGGTAAGTGCGACTTGAAGCTTGTGCTCGGAGGGAGGGGCGCCTTTCACTGAAAATCCCTCATCAAAATGTCGGCGCTTTGAGTGTTCAACTGGTGCAATTGCGCTTGATTGAGCCGGAAGCGCTTCACTTCTTCGCCCTCAACCAGCACGTTAAGAACGGCTTCCCGCTTTTCCGGGTTGACGATCAGCACGCTCTTGGCGTCGGGGTAGGTCATGCGGCCACCGCGGCCTTGATCTGGTCGAACCGATTGCGGAAAGCTTCGCTCTCCAGAAGCTTTGCCAACCTATTGCGACCATTTAGAACTGTGGTGTGATCTCTACCGCCGATGCGCCGCCCGATGGCTGGCAGCGACATATTGGTGAGTTGAAGTATCAAGCCAATTACAACGTAGCGCGGAAGGGTATATTCAGCTTCCTGTCGCTTGCTGATGATATCGCTAACCGGCATGTCAAACTCATCGGACACGGCGCGTAAAATGCGCCATGTGATCGGAGCGTAGATCGGCTGAGAGTTTGGTGTTTCATATTCTCGCCGAATACGCAGAGCAGGCGTCGCCATGCAACGCACCAGCGCGGCGGAAGACTGAATATCTGCTGGCGCCCTGCCCTTGCTCTCATATCTTGCCGCAGCTTCAGCGAAGCGCTGAAGGCGTGCTTTGCGGGCGTTGTGCTGGTCGGCGAGTTCGGTCATTTCATTTCCCCCATGTGTCGCGGGCTTGCTTAATCCGCGCGGATTATTTCTCGACGATCTTGAGGCCGGTGATGTCCAGCAACTCAAGCACCTCGTAAAGAATGCTCACTCGATCATTCGAGGATAGCCATTGGTGCTTCGCGACGGCGGCATCCTCAAACTTTTGCCAAGCGCTCTTCGGCTCATCAAGCTTGAGCATGCCGAGGGCGACGAATGCGTCTATGACATTACTAACATCATCATCACTTTTGCTTTTCTTCAGTTTTGTCATGATGGTTGTCGCTTCATCTCTCGTCATTTCGATTCCCCCTTATTCGCGTCCACCAAAGCGCGAGCCGATGCCACCAGATGGTGAGAAGCCCCGGCAACGGATTCGGTTCGCTCGATGTCACGTTTGAGTTTGTTGAATTGTCTGGTTCGCTCGGCTTCGTAGGCAGCTCTGATAAGCGCGTATGTTCCGGCACTGATCTTTTTGACGGCGGCGAGCCGGTAACGGAGCTGCCAGAGTGTCCAGTAGTTGATGCCATATTCTTGTTCGATTCCTCGCAAAGCGTTCTCGGCATCGCCTGGTCCGCTTGCTCGCATTCGCGTTAATTCTCGCGACCACTGCGCGGCTTCTTGTACGAACGCGGTTTCACTCATTTGCCTACCCGTCAAAAACTTTTTGAGCACTTTCAAATCCTCTTCATGCATGTTGCTCGACATGAAGAAAGCGGACACAGAAACAACTTGGCTGACGCTTTCGGCGGCAACCGAACGCGCGTTATCGAGAACCCATCATGATCCCGGCAAGGATCATCGGGACGAGAAACCAGAAAGACAGAAAAATCACCATGACGCGGCCAACAATCCGGCTGCGATCGGCATCGGTCATGTGAAGAGGATCAGGGCGCAGCGATTGCGTCGGTAATAGAAGAGGATCGCGCTGAGTATCCGCGCGTGCGGACGGTTGATGGTGTGCCCCCGCCGTCAGCCGTCCGCCTGTATTTGTGCGCCAATGGGTCATACTGCGCTCTCTGCCGTGGGCTGCGCAAAAATGTCAGGTCGGAGCCGATGCCGAGGAACTCCAGTCACCCGCTCCACATCGGCCACGCGCTCCGCTGGGACGCGCTTCCATTGGGAGATAGCCTGCGGGCTGATCTCATCCCCAAGCGCACGGGCAAGGCCGCTGGCGCCGTTTACGGCCTGTTTTGCCTCAGTCAGGGCAACCGCGGCCGGGTCGGATACTGGTTCCAAATCGCTCATGCCACATTGAAAGCACAGCTTTCATCCAATTGCAAGTATATCTTTCGATGAATGCGCGATGGGAAAAGGGCACTCTCGATGACATGGGGAATAGAGCCACAAGAATTAAGCAGGTCCGCAAACGGGCGCGCCTGTCGCAGGAGAAATTCGCCGAGGCCCTCGGCGAGGTCGAAGGCATCAGGGTCACCCGCGGCGCCGTGGGGAACTGGGAGCGGGGCGGCGGGATCAGCCGCGCCAACCTGTCCGCCATATCCGACAAGTTCGATGTCGATCTTAACTGGCTCGAACGCGGGATCGGCATTGAGCCGATGATATTTGAATCAAAAGTTCCGGAAAGTGGAACGTCCAAAGGTATTGTGTCGGCCCCACGACAAATAAATACCGCGCGAAGGAAATTCGTGCACAATGCCGAGCTTGGCCTACCCATCGAGGGGTATGCGAGAGTTCCGATCAGGGGCCAGGGCATGGGCGGAAGAGAAGGTGCGCTAATCTTTACCGCCGATGACAATTTCGGAGAGATCGAGGCCCCACCGAAGTTGCACGGCGTTCCTGACGCCTATGCTGTCTACGTTATAGGCAATTCGATGCTTGAGAGATTCAAGCACGGCGAGGTCGTCTTCGTTCATCCATATGAACCGATCAAAAAAGACGACGATGTAGTGGTTCAAATCCAAACATCGGACGGCGGACCCGTGGTCGGCTACGTCAAGCGGTTCGTCTCAAAGGACGACAAGACGCTAAAAGTCATGCAACTGCACCCGAAAAAGGTTCTAACCTTTGCGTGCAGTGCGGTAGTGGCCCTCCATAAGATTGTAATGGCCGGCTCCCCCTAGGAACTGGCGGCCAGAATCACCGTTTCCGAATCCCGCCCAAAATAATTGAAAGTATTTCTTTCATTTCGCTTGCATCCTATTGAAAGCTGTGCTTTCATCTCTCCATCGGCAGCGACCTACCGACCATTCGTTGGAGAGACGAGATGCGCCAGCCAATCAACCAGACTCTTTATTTCATCGAATGCGACTTTGGCCGGATCGGACGTTCGTTCGTCGAGATCGACCGGGACCGCAATTCGCGCAAGTGCGTGATCGAGGACATCGGCGCCGGAGAATACCGGGACGTGCTGACAGTCCTTGAAGCCAACCCCGTGACCGGCAGTTGCCGGGACGTGACCGACGAAATCCTGGGCGAGGTCTCGTTCGCTGCCGCACAATCGGCGATTGCCGATGTGCTGGATGATCGGCAGACAGCTCAGTTCGATCACAAGCGCGATCTTCGCAAGCATGAGGCGGCGTAACGCCATGTCGCACAATTTCATTGACATGACCGGACGGATTTTCTCCCGCCTGACAGTTTTGTCGCGCGCAGAGAATAATAGCCGCGGTTCTGTGCAGTGGAATTGTCAGTGTTCGTGCGGACGACAATCAGTCGTGATAGCGGGACATTTGAGAAACGGGAATACCACGTCCTGTGGTTGTTTCGGTCGAGAAAATCGAAACAAGAAAAATACCACTCATGGTCGATCTAAAACTGCCGAGTTTAGATCATGGAATCTAATGCGTGATCGCTGCTCCAACCCCAAGAATAAGCGCTGGGACCGCTATGGCGGTAGGGGCATTTCGGTTTGCGAGCGGTGGCTGGTGTTCGAGAATTTTTTCGCTGATATGGGCGCAAAGCCTAGCGCAAAGCATTCTATCGAACGTCTCGACAACAACGGGAATTACGAACCCGGCAATTGCAAGTGGGCGACGCCTGTAGAGCAAGCGAATAACGTCTGCACAAATCACGTTGTCTTTTTCCAAGGACGGGCGATGTCTCTTGCTGACGCTCATCGTGTTGGCTCGCCGCTGGTTAATCTAAATAATTTCTACAACCGCATTAATCGTGGTTGGAAATTCGAAGATGCAATGAACACGCCTCTTCTTTCGCAAGCGGACCGTGAAGCCAGGAAGGGATTGCGTCATGAGCAATGAGTTGCAAAAATTATTGGCCGCCTCTGCCCTCATCGTCAAATGCGAGAAGCTTTGCGCGTCCGGCGTGTTGCCGGAGAGCGACGAGCAAACGCTGCGCTTCCTGATCGCAAAGGTCTGCAAGGCGTTTGAGATCCCGTGCCTCGCCGAACGGCCCGCCAACACGAACGCCGATCCCGACATGCAATTGTCCGCGGTTGTTCTGGAGATGGAACGCGAGCCTCGGAGCATAACATGACCAGCAAACCAACCGACATTATCGAAGAAGGCTGGCAATGGCTATTCGAGGGCAACTGGAAATGGGCGCTTCCGTTGGCCGTCGCGTTCTGGCTGGCCGTCTTCTGGATGGGGCTGTGATGTTGTTGAAGGGAAATCGATGATGTCCCTTACCCCTTACGTTCCCGGCGCTTTAGCTCGCGTTCAACGGCTTCCCGCACAAATGCCGTGCGCTCCTCGCCCTCGGTCAGAACGGCGTCGATCCGGGCAAAGGTGCCCTCGGCAAACCGGGCCTGCATATCTTCGGCCCATCTTTTTATTCGTCCCATGTCGATTATTTCTCATATGAGGTATTGACGTATCTCGTATGAGGTATATAAGTCATATCAGATACAGAGTCAACGGAGAGAGCAGATGACCTTCGCAGCCCAGAACGCCAGCAAGCGCTTCCCCAAGTTCGAAAGCCATACCGACGCGGGCTGCTTCCAATGCACCGGCATCCTCACGCGCACCCATGAGAGCGGCTTCGCAAAGGGCCGCGGCGAGCACGTAGCCTACTGCCCGGCCTGCGAGATTTTCACTTGGTACGACCTCAAACAGGAAAGGCGTGCGGCATGAGCAAACTCGCGCACAGCGACGAAAAGACGATGGATGAACTCGACCGCCAGCGCGCCATCGCAGACGGTAACGAAGACTTATTGCCGACCGCCCTACCCCCTCAGTGTCAGCCCAGGATCGTGGAACGCCTGCGCCGAACCGCGTCTTTCATCGCTCAACAAACCGGGGCCGAAAACAGCCGTTGGGTTAGCGAGGCCGCCGACGAAATTGCATCCCTCACAAAGCGGGCCGCAGTCTACGAGGCTTCGATCAGAGACGCCAGCGCCGCGCTGCGCAAGGCTAGCCTGACCGACAACGAGCGCATTGCGGATGCACAGATTGCCCTTAATCGCGCCGCCCTCGAACCTGAGAAACCGCTATGAGCGAACTGTTGCTCTACTGCCCGTTTTGCAAGAAGAAGCCGGGCACCAGAACTGGCCCTCCTGCAATGGCCCGCTGCATTACGCCGGAATGCGAGGGCACAAAGTTGGTTGCGTACACATTCGCCGAGTGGAATACGCACGCCGCCCCTCCCAGCACAGAAACACCGCGGCACACGGCGACGGTGGATATCGTGCAGCGCTTGCGCTCCAGCGAGCCGCTGCCGGCCTGTCCATATGACAAACTATCTCCGCATTATTGGACGGCCCCAAACGACAAGCCCTGCGCCGTTTGCGGCGGATTGAACGACCCGGATGCGCCTGACCTTTGCCGTGGTGCCGATACCAGGATCATGGGCGAGGCTGCTGACGAGATCGAGCGCTTGCGCGCCCAGTCATGGAAATACCTACAAGAGGTCGGCGTCCAAGCGCGACGGCGTGATGGTCTTGCCCAACCACCAAATGAGACCTACCGCGAGACGGTCCGGCGCGTCGGCGCGGCCCGTGAGAAGCGTCTGGCGAAATTGCGCGCGGCCCTAGAGCAGATCGCAAATGAAGGGACTAACGCCGAGTACATTTGCGTGAAAATGCGAAACATCGCCCGAGATGCACTCGCGATCTCATCGACCAACTCGGGAGGTGCGGCGAAATGAGTACGCGCCTTTACACCTGTAATTTCACACCATTCGAAGAAGAACACATCCAAAACCGCATCGCCTTGGCACGCCGTACTGCGATCGAAGAATGCGCTAAGATTGCCGATCAAGTCGCCATAAATGCCGAGCGTCGAGCGGCTTCCCATACAGCGCAGTCTCAAGCCCAAGAAGCCGCTTACAACAAAATGGAGGGCGCGCAGCAGGCCGCGCAACAAATTCGGGATCGCCTATCCTCGGTGTCCTCCACTCCTCGCGGGGGTGAGGCATGAAGCCGAGCGACATCCTGTACGAGAACGGCGACTTCTGGGTTTGTCGAGCCGGTAAATGGTTCGAAGTCTACCGATCTGGCGTCACCCATTCCACACGCGTTGCAACGATTGGCTATGAAGGTCAAGCCGGCCTCGATCGGGCGAAGTCCGAAGCGGACAAGCGCGCCGCGGCCATTTCTCCGGCTCACCGAAACACCCCTACCGAATGACCGCTTATTATAACGAGATCGATCCCTATGCAGCGCAATGGCTCCGCAACCTTATCGACGCCGGACATCTCGCCCGCGGAGACGTTGACACACGTTCAATTGTCGATGTTCGAGCCGACGATCTCCGCGGCTACGTCCAATGCCACTTCTTTGCCGGCATCGGAGGATGGTCCTATGCTCTCCGGCTCGCCGGCTGGCCCGACGATCGCGCCGTCTGGACCGGCTCCTGCCCTTGCCAACCATTCAGCGGCGCCAATAAGCACGCCCGCGGCAAGGCCGACGAGCGCCACCTGTGGCCTGATCTGCATCGTCTCACCGACGAGCGCGTTCCTCCAGTCCTCTTTGGAGAGCAGATTGCGCGCGAAGGTGGACCTGGATGGTTCGCCGGAGTTCGCTCTGACTTGGAAGCATCAGGATATTCCGTCGCAGCCGCGAATCTTCCGGCTTGCGGCGTCGGCTCGCCACAGGAGCGCGGGCGGCTCTGGTTTGTGGCCGTGGGCATCGCCGAAAGCCTCAGACGGCGCGAAGGCGTCGAACCTATCGCACGCACGCAAGGCCGCGGGCAGGCTTCCGGACAGTCTCCCTGGTCAGATGAGGATGCACTGGGGGCTGACGGTCGCAGACGGCGCGCCCGCCCCGGAACACGCCCTGTGGGTCATGGGATACCCGCCAGAATTCCTAAGCTGCGCGCCATCGGAAACTCCATCGTTCCGCAAGTCGCCGCCGAATTCATCGGTGCAGCCATGACCGCACTTTCTGTCTCTTCGCAGGATCGAGCATGAGTAAATCTCAGCACCTCCAAATGCGCAATGCCATCAACGACGTTGAATTGGCACTCAACGGGTTGGAGATCGACAGCGTAGTGCGCCTGTTCGAAACCGCAGACGATTCCGTAATGGTGAAGGTGCCGCTTGGCGCGCTGCGCCAGCTTGGCCGCTGCTACCCCGCCCTCAATCGCATCATCAACGATCCTGCTTTCGAGAGGAAGTCATGACCGAAGAGGCGCTGGTTTTCGTTTGCGACGAAGCCGCATGCAAGGAAGATTCGATGTTTTACGAAATGTTCACAATGGACGAGCGCTGGGCGATCATCCGCGCCGTTCTCAAGGCCGTCGAGACTGCGGCGGTCTCGCGCCCACATCACCAGTCCACCCACCACCAACCGGAGAAGTAAAATGAACTTGCCAAATATCGAAGTCGTTAGCGCCAAAGTCCACGAAGCCTGGATGGATTCCAAGATCAAGTCAGGCGTCACTACGCGCAAGCTGGAGACTGGCGAGGAATTGATGGTCCCCTATGATCAGCTTTCGGAGCCCGCTAAGGAGCTTGATCGCGGGACAGTGCGCGCCGTGTACGCGGCCATCGAGGCTACAGCGGCGTGAACGTCATCGACGAAATCGCTAAGGAGCGCCAGCGTCAGATCAGCAAAGAAGGCTGCGCAGACGCGAGGGACTGAGGCACCATGACGCGCAAAGAAACATTAGCCGAAGGCGTTGAATTGCATCTTGGCGATTGCCGGGAAATACTGCCCACGCTCGGCCAGTTCGACGCGATCGTATCTGATCCCCCCTACGGCATAAGGCACAGACGGGGGGCCGCCGGAAACCGTGAAGAAGGGCGGAACAGCGGACATGCGGTTAGCCGCGGAACGGCTGGAATTGCGGGCGATGACGTACAATTTGACCCGTCACTATTTCTCGACCGGCCTTCTATTTTGTGGGGCGCCGACCACTATGCGGCACGCCTGCCTCGGGGCAGATGGCTGCTATGGGATAAGACCCTTGGCGGCGGTAGCGGAGATTTCTCTGATTTCGAAGTAGCTTGGTTTAGCAAGCCAGGCGCAGCGAAGATATTCCGCCATCTTTGGATGGGCGTTCAGAGGGAGAGCCAGACCGGCGAACTCCGATTTCATCCTACCGAAAAACCAATTGCACTGCTTGCGTGGTGCATTGCTTTCGTCCCCGACGCGAAGACTATCTTAGACCCCTTCATGGGAAGTGGCACCACGGGCGTTGCTGCTTTAAAAATGGGCCGAAAATTCATCGGTATCGAGATTGAGCCGAAGTATTTTGACATAGCCTGCAGGCGCATAGAGGCGGTCGTCAAGACCCCCGACCTTTTCATCGAAGTTCCCAAGCCCCTCAAGCAAGAGGCAATGCTGTGACAACAATCAATGGCCGCCGCGTGAAAATGTTGAAAGAGGATGTGGTCGGAACAGCCCGCGGCTGGAAACCTGAGAGCGACTGGATGAAGGTCGTCACTGATGATGGCGTGACGCATATGGTCCATTGCACCGACAAAATCGAGATACTCAGGGACTCTAGCGCTTCTGTGGGAGAAGTCGGCCATGCGCCCGATCGTACACCGAGGGACCGGGGCTGATGACCGCACCGGCCGCCGAAACGCTTGAGCGCGAGAAAGACAAGCTGTACCTGCTTGACTCCGAACTGATCCGGCGCCTTGGCGTGCCGGAAAAGACAATGCGGTCCCTGTTACCCGGCCTGGAGAAAAAGTACGGATTCCCCCGGAAGCAACCTTTATTCGGGGGAAGGCGCTATTGGCCGGCCGTTAAATCATGGCTGGACAAGCACAACGGGCTTACAATGGACCCTTCTGCAACCCGAAGGGAAACCCGATAATGGACGAAAAGCAGCCACCGAAAATGGCTCACGAAGCGCCCGGCCTTGTTTGGAGAACTCGAGCAAAGGGATGGGCGGCGACATGGCAGGCGCGAACGGACCTTGTGTCAGACGGCTATCTGCCGAAGTCAGTTACCCTCTGGTCAGGCACAGAGCCTACCGAGATCGAGTTTGCTCACATCGCGACACAGTGCCAGCAATACCAAGCCGAAATGTTGATGTGGGGCCGCGGCGTCGAACTTCCCACCTCCTCGTTCACTGGAAGCCTGCAATCGCTAGTCCAATGCTATCGCATTGATGCGGACTCGCCCTACCAAAAAAACCGCTACCATGTTCGGGTGAACCGCGACAGCATGCTTCGCCGGATCAGCGCTCGGCACGGCCACGAACGATTGCCGGATATCAAAGCACGCATCCTGCTGGGATGGCATAGAGACTGGAGCATGGCCGGCACGCGGCTGGCGACGGCCTCGGCATTCATCGGCCAGCTTCGCGCGCTTTTCAGCTATGGTGCGACCCTACTTGAAGATCCCGACTGCGAACGTTTATGTGGCGTCATGCACAAGATGCGCTTCCAAGGAACCAAGGCCCGCGGCGTCAGCCTTACCGCCGAGCAGGCCACCCAGGTCAGGATCAAGGCCCGCGAGCATTTTGGCTGGCATTCCCTCGCGCTCGGCCAAGCGTTCCAGTTTGAGGGCACACTTCGTCAGAAAGACGTGATCGGCGAGTTCGTGCCGCTTTCGGAGCCCGGCGTTTCCGCTGTCATCGTCAACGATCAAAAATGGCTGCGCGGCATTGTCTGGCAGGAGATCGACGAAAACCTGATCCTGCGACACATCACCAGCAAAAAGCAGAAGATGACGCAGGTTGACCTTAAGCTGGCGCCGATGGTGATCGAGGAGCTGCAATGCTTGGCCGGCGAGGAACCGCTGATCATGGTGGATGAGATCACGAAACGGGTAATCGTCAACCGCCACCTACTGCCGGCGTCCGGGCCCGTCGTGATCTGCGACACCAACGGCCTGCCCTGGACCGGCAACGAATACCGCCGCAAATGGCGGCTTGTGGCGCGGTCCTGCGGGATTGCGGACAACGTGTGGAACATGGATTCGCGCAGCGGGGCGATCTCGGAGGCCATCCAGGCCGGCGTGCCAATGGAGTTCGTCCGACACGCGGCCGTCCACAGCGACCTCTCGCAAACTTCGGATTATGACCGCAGCCAAGCCGAGGCAAACGCCAAGAGCATGCAGATGCGGATGGACAACCGAAACAAGCCGAAGAACGATAACTGAACGAACGTAACTGACTGATGACTGACCGAAGTAGCAAAATCAATAACTTAAGACATGATATTGGTGCCTGCTATTGAGAAAATCCCCTTGATATCGTTGAGGGAAGTCAGTCATCAGCCCATTAAAAGCCGCTCCGGGCGGCAGGAGGATGACGATGGCAAGCGCAGAAATGAGAGCGGCAAAATGGGTGGCGACCGGAGAAACCGGGTCATCGTCTAAGGCCATGCTGGGCGTGATGGTCGGAGAGCGCCCCAAGACCAGCTTTTGCTATCCGCACGACGGCGGCGACCTGGGCCGTTGTATTGGCCTGCTGGATGCCGTTCCCGAATACCGGGAGCGCTTGGCCGAGATGAAGGCCATAGGCCCTGCATGGGCCGCGCTGATCGACCACTGGCCCGAACTGGAGGCCCGTTGGCGCCGGAAGGACGACAAACTCTATGAGCGGATGAAGCAGATCCTCGATCCTATTGAGGCGAAGGACCGGAACATCGTCAGATTCGGCAATGGTGCCGCGCTTTATACCGGCCGGTGATCAGTAGAACTCAGGGAGGTGCGGCATGAGCGAATTTAGAGCGATCGTCTCGATAGGCTTCGACAAGAACGGCGAGGCTGATTTTCGGGTTAGCATGGCCATCGCAGAAGTAGACCGCCCGAAGATGGAGGAGCTTACCAGGATGATGCCTTGGGCCATCAAGGAGGCCCTAAGCCTTTGGCTGGATCACGGGCCGCCTTCCAAGGAACAGCAGGCCGCATCAGCTGTCACGAATGGAGAGGGCAAGTGAGCGACATTTTGCAACAGCAGTGGGGCTGCTTTACGTGCCACGCCAAATTCCCGGTCGGCGATGTCGTTATTCCCGCGGGGCATCTTGCCTGCAATCCTTGGCCGTGTCCGCGCTGTGGAAGCTATACTCTCGCCGTAGCCGATGGTGCGATCCGGGAGACGGCTGAATACTTTGGCGAAATTGGCACCAAGAACTAGCCCGCTTGTGACCGAACACCGCCGCGCGGCGGCAGAAAGGACCACCATGTGGCGCATCGTTGAACTACCGAATTACCCGAGGGGTGTCTATGGCATTGAGACTAATGACCCCGAGGCTATCAAAAACAACGAGGAAATCCTCGTTTATCCATGCCTGACTAAAGCGAATGCTGAACTTATCGTTCAAGCACACAATGCCACGACCCGCCTGCCCGAACACCGAGGGGCTGAGGCATGACTGAGCCGCGAAGATTTGGAAAATATTCCAAGGTCATCCGTGAACTGGAAGACACGATCAAGGCCCTGTGCCAACAGATGGAGCTCATCGTGGCGGAAAAGGACGCTGAAATTGAGCAGTTAAAAATGGAGAAGCCCGTGACCGACGCACAAATCAAATACATGGTTGACCGCTTTTTGAATTACAAACTGCCGGAAAACTGGAAGCCTGATGGTGGCATCAGCTTTGAGAAGTATGGCAACAAGGGCACGCCGCACCAATACGCGCGAAACCCGGTCGGCACTAACCTTCTCGACGCCGATCAGGCAACGGCGATGGTTCGCCACATGATCGAGGAACTACCCCGATCTTAAACAGGCATTA